GTCAGCCGTTGGCCGATTTAGAAATAAAACCACCCCCCCCGTCACGCTCCGGGATGATTGGGATCAATAGGCCAGCCGTCAGGCCCCACCTCGGTATCGTAGCCTCTGACCTCTGCGCTCTGCAAGTCGCTGTCGTGGTGGCGCTTACAGACGCTCTGAAGGTTGTCGAGGTTGAAGAACAGTTCCGGGTCGCCTTTGTGAGGCTTGATGTGGTGAACGACCGCCGCGTTGTCACCTGTGCGCCCGCGCCTCAGGAATACGCCGCAGCCTTTGTGCTGGCATCTGTAGCCGTCCCTTAGCAGCGCCTGATCGCGGAGGTGACGCCAGTGCTTGGTGGCGTACATCTTGCGATACTCTGCCGCTTCAGGCGTGCGCCACTTATCCATCGTCTGCCACCTCCATTGCCAGCGCGAGGTAGCCGATGCCGTCGATCAGGTTGTCGTCGTGGTAGCCTTCGCAGAGCCTACTGATCTTCAAGTCCGTCAGCATGACGCAGACCTGCCACGGTTCGATGTCCACCCGCAGAATCTGGCTCCACCGATCAGCCAGCCGCTGGAAGTTCACCTTTGGCGGTCCGTACCGAGTGCGGTCGCCGTGGATCAGGTTGGATGCGGTGTCGAGTGCTTGCTGTCGTTTGGTGGTCATTGCACCGGGTGTCCTTGATCTTTGGCCAAGTAGCTGATGGCGACAAGCATTCCCTGCATGAGCCGGTGCAGATCGTGGCCTTCGTCCTCGGTGAAATGCTCAAAGTACTGGAAGGCCAAGTCGGTCTCCTCGGATACATCGACCGTGCTATCGAACACGATCCTGCTTTGATAGTCGGCCATGCTGCGCCCCTTCGCTGGCTGTCGGTGCAGACTAGCATAGGGGCGTTGTGTGTCCAGCGGGTGTAATTTATTAATAAATTTTAGTCTATAGAGGGATGTAGGGTGAGAGAGGTAGTGTACTAGTATATGTAATAATAATAATAATATAATAATATATATACTACTACAGGACAGACGCCCTTGTTTCATTGGGGTTTCGGTCGGTGACTTTGTTTGTTCAGCCCGGACTTGATTGGTACGAATTTTGGAGTTGATGGGGCTTTGTTCGTCACGCATAAAGTCGGGACGGCTTTACAGACGATTTTAAGTGGCGTACCCATAGAGAGACCCCGCGCTGCGCTAACAGCCGGGGCCATGACCGAAACCTGAAGGAAAGGAGGTTCCGATGGCAGACATCATATCAAAAACCCATCAGCAGGCCAAGCGTTATGCCGATCTGGGGTGGTCCCTTGTGGGCATCCCTGCTGGCAGCAAGGCACCATCCACATTTGGATGGCAGCAGCGCGCCACGCCGGTCGAGTATTGGGAGCGCAACCCACAACACAACATCGGCTTGCTTCACAGCCTGAGCGGCACCTGCGCTTTTGACATTGACCACATGGCCAACACGCGGTTGATCTTTGAGGCGCTGAACATTGACCTTGATGCCATTCTTGCGGCGGCACCTCGGATCGTTGGTCGCAAGGATCGCGGCAAGGTTCTTTTCAAGGCACCAACGGGGGCGGCGCTGACGACGCGCAAGATCAGTTGGCCTGTGGAGGGCGATCCGAGGCGCACCGAGGTGGTTTTTGAACTGCGCGCCGGGTCAGTGCAGGACGTGTTGCCGCCGTCCATCCATCCTGACACGGGCAACGCCTATACTTGGGCGGGAGTGCGTCCAGAGGATATTGGCGAGGTTCCTGATCAGCTTTTGACGATCTGGTCTGAGTGGGATCGGTTTCGACCGCAGTTGATGGATGTTTGCCCTTGGAAGCGCGCGCCTGAGTTTAAGCCGCCGAGCGCGAAGTCGCGGCGGGTGGCCAATGAGGGGCAGAACGTGATTGCCGCTTACAACGATGCCACGCCAATCGGCACTGCCCTTGAGGCGGCTGGCTATCGTCAATTTGGAAGCCGGTGGCTGTCTCCGAACAGCACGAGCAAGATACCGGGCGTCGTGGTTTTTGATGATGGGCGGGCGTTTAGCCACCATGCCTCCGATCCGTTTGATTCGGCCCACAGCTTCGATGCCTTTGACGTGTTCTGCCACTATCAGCACCTGGGCAACGTCACAGCGGCTGTGAGAGCCGCAGCGGAGGTTCTAAACCTTGATCGGCTACCGCCAGCGCCGACCGAGGAAGATCGCGAGGCACAGCGCCACGGGGCGCGTGTGGCGGAAGTGATTATGGTTGGTGCCAAGCGGCAGCGGCCCGAGACGGTGGAGGACATTCCCAAGCACCTCCTGACGGTGCCGGGGGTGTTGGGCGAGGTGGTGACCTACTCGGCCAGGACCTGCATCAAGAGCCAGCCGCAGTTCGACGTGCAGGCCGCTTTGGCGCTGGGATCGGTGGTGATGGGGCGGCGGTTTGTAACAGACAGCCGCAATATGACGAGCCTGTATTTTCTGAATGTGGCCAAGACCGGGACGGGCAAAGAACATGCGAATACGGTCATAGAGGATGTGCTGGAAGCATCGGGCCTGATTGGGCTGCGAGGGCCAAACGGTTACACCTCGGCCACGGGTGTTTTGTCCACGCTTAAAGACAAGCCCTGCCACATCACGGTGATCGATGAGTTTGGTTCGTACCTCCAAAGCGCAGCGGCGAAGGGCAACCAGCACCGGGCCGATGCGATGGTGATGCTGATGGAGGCATTCGGGCGGCAGACAAAAACGCTTCGCAATCTCGGCTATGCCACCCTAAGCCTGAACGACAATCAGAAAAAGGCGATGCAGGTGGAGATACGATCTCCATCAATCACCTTGATCGGCATGACGACGCCCGAAACCTTTTATGACGCCATTGGATCGAAGGACGTGGCAAGCGGGTTTCTGAACCGTCTGCTGATTGTGGAGAGCAAGAGGCCGCGCGAGTTGAGCCGCAGACCGGAGCGCCTGGACGTTCCTGAAAGCGTGATAGCTTGGGCAAGAGATGCCGCGTCGGCGGTTTCGGAAAACGCTGGTGATTTGTCAGATCATGGCCACGAGTTCCCGCCAGAGCCAGTAGTGGTGCCGTTCAGTCGGGCGGCGCACGGGCTGTTCCGAGACTATGAACAGACAATCACTGACCGGCAGAATGCGATGGACCACCTATCGCTGGCTGACATGATGAACCGATCACGCGAGATTGCCATGCGTCTGAGTTTGATCGTGGCGCACAGCATGGGTGAGCGTGAAATCAACGAGATCGCTGCGCAATGGGCGATAGATTACGTTGATTATTACTTGCGGCAGACGCTGGACGCGATGCAGGTGAACATCTCCGAGGGCGGGACTGATGAGATTCGAAAGAAGGTTGCGCAGGCCATTGAGAAATCGGGAACGGCTGGGCTGAAGATCAACGAGTTGATTAAGCAGGTTCCCAAGCTGGGAAATCTCAAGAAGCACGAGCGCGATGGCGTTCTGGCAATGGTGTGCGAGGACTTCCCGATTGAGCGGCTGCAACAACAGCCGGAAGGCGGGCGCGGACGCCCTGCCATCATTCATCGGTGGATCAGGGAGGATTAACCCTCCCTGAAATACTCTGACAGCGCACGCCATGTGTTGAGCGTGATGTTTAGATCGCCATTGGCCACCCGCTTGACTGTCGGGTGGGATAGGCCCGCGCGCTTTGCAACAAGCGGCAAGCGGCGATCCTCCAGCTTGCGCTGGATGGTTTCCAAGGGCAGCAGATCATTCGTTTGCATGTTTTTTCCTTCTTGGTGTAAAAATCAGCTTTACATTTACGCAAGACATCTTTTATCGTCAATCCTGTTGGAAGTAGAAAAGGAGTTGCGAGATGAGCAACATTGACGGCCTTTTGGCCGATTGGCTTGACGCGAAAGCGGCAGAGCAAAAGGCGCAGGCATTGCGCCATAAGATCGAAGCGCAGATCACAGCCGCTTTCGATACAAAGCCGGAAGGCGCAATCACCCACAAGACAGACATGCACAAGGTCACGCTGACGCAGCCCATTAGCCGCAAGGTTGATCTGCGCAAGTGGGAGATGATCAAGGACCGCATCCCAACGGCCCTGCACCCGATCAAAGTAAAGATCGAAGCTGATGCGGCTGGCATGAAATGGCTGGCTAATAACGAGCCGGATATGTGGGCCAAAGTCGCAGAGGCATTTGAAACCAGGCCGGGAAAGATCGGCGTCAAGGTGGAGCGGGTGCAATGATTATTCGCATTGAGGGAGATGACGGTCAGGACTTCGTTGTTCGCTGCGATGAACAGACCGGCGGCGTCCAGATCGGCGTTGCCTCACTGACGGATGACGGCAAACGCAAGGTCCAGATGGAACACTTCACCGTTGAAGAATCCAAGGCGGCAATCGCTGCCTTGGAATTTGCAATCAAGATCGCGGAGGTTGAACGCGAAGAAATGGAGAAGCGGAATGGCCATTAACCTTTCACAACTCACAACGCCAAGCGGGCAGCGTCCGATCATCGTGACGCTGTTTGGCGAGGGCGGGACGGGCAAAACAACGCTGGCCGCGATGTTTCCCAAGCCTGTCATCATCAGGACGGAGGACGGCACGCAGAGCCTTCAAGGCAATGACAACGTGCATCTGTTTCCACTGGCCACCAGCACCAGGGATGTTTTGGACGCCATAGAGGCGCTGGCTACGCAGGATCACGATTTCAAGACGCTGGTGATCGACAGCATCACGCAACTGGCGACGATAATTGAACATGAGATCGTGCAGGCCGATCCAAAGGCCAAGAGTATCAATCAGGCAGGCGGCGGATATGGGGCTGGATATTCCACCGCCAGCGAGATGCACCGGCAGATACGAGAGTGGGCGGGTGCGCTGGCCTACGAAAAGGGGATGAATGTCGTGTTTATCGGCCACGCCGACACTGAAACGATGGACCTGCCCGACATGGACCAATACACCCGTTATTCGGTGCGCTTGCACAAAAAGAGCCTGCCGCACTACACCGACAACGTGGATGCGGTTTGCATGGTGCGGCTCAAGACCTTCACGCGCGAAGGCAGCGGCGACAAGAAGCGCGCGATCAGCACGGGCGAGCGAGAAATAATCTGCCACCCGCAAGCGGCCTCTGTCACTAAAAACCGCTTTAACATCACCGATCCGCTGCCGTTTACATTCGACGGCGGCAACCCCTTTGAGCAATGGGTAATGAAGTAAGGAGACCCAACATGGACCTGAATGGATTTAACGCAAACGAGGTGGAACCGAACACTGCCTATGAACCGCTTCCGGCTGGCTGGTACAAGGTGGTTTTCACCGAGGCCGAGGAAAGGCCAACCAAGGCGCAGACAGGCAGCTATCTGCAAATGAGCGCCGAGGTGATTGAGGGGCAGCATCAGGGGCGCAAGCTGATTGAACGGCTGAACCTGAACAACCCCAACAGCACGGCGGTTGAGATCGCCCAGCGCACCTTGTCGGCCATCTGCCGGGGTGTTGGTGTCATGACGCCTCGCCACAGTTCTGACCTGCTGAACAAGCCGATAATGGCGAAGGTGGCTGTGAAGCCCGGAGATGGCCAGTATGGCCCATCAAACGAGATCAAGGGGTACGAGCCATGCAGCGGCGGGGCTGCGGCTCCTGCGGCCTCTGGCGGCGCGTCTGCGCCTGCGGCTGGGGCGTCCACGCCACCTTGGAAGCGTTGATTCAGCAGTGGGGCGGTGCGCCGCCCCATCACTGAGTGAATGGAGGTGATTGAATGAACCTGGAGCAACACACAACGCCCGAGACGATTAGGCGGATTTTTGCGCATTATCAGTTCAAGCGAAAAAACGAGCATCGTCCGCATTTGGGCGGAAGCCAGATCGGGCGGGAATGCAGCCGCGCGCTTTGGTATCAATTCCGGTGGGCCTGGACGCCAAAGTTTGAAGGCAGAATGCTGCGGCTGTTTGAGACCGGCGACCGCGAGGAAAATCGCATCGTGCGGAACCTGCGCGATATTGGTGTGAAGGTCTGGGAGCGCGACCCAGAGACAGGAAAGCAGGTGCGTTTTGAGGCGTGCGGCGGTCACTTTGCCTTGAGCCTTGATGGTGTTGGAGAGGGCTTTCCAGAAAGCAGCGTGCCGCATACGTTGGAGTTCAAAACGATGAACACAAAGAATTTTAAGGCGCTGCAAAACATGGGGCTCCAGAAAGCGCAGCCCGTCTATTGGGCGCAGTGCCAGATCGGAATGCACCTCTCGAAGCTGGACAGGTGCTATTTCTTTGCGGTCTGCAAGGAAACCGACGCCATCTATGGCGAGCGGGTAAAATACGACTCCGCCGAGGGCATGATGCTAATTGCAAAAGCCGAAAATATCGTTTTCGACGAAAATCCGCCGCCACGATTGAGCGAGGAGCCAAGCGATTGGCGCTGCAAGTTTTGCCCATACTGGGCGATTTGCCACGGCTGCAAGATACCGGAAGTGCATTGCCGCACTTGCGCGCATTCCACACCGGAACGCGATGGAACGTGGTCCTGCGCAAAGGGGCGCAAGGTTGATGCGGCCTGCGCTGAACATCTGTTTATTCC